TTAGATTCTGAAACATCCAACCATTCTTCACTACTTTGATGGAAAACCAAAGTTTTTCCAACAGGTGTCATTCTTTGAGAATAAACTTGATTCCCATTTGAAAATTTAGCCATAATACCTCACTTTTTAAAATTTCCTTAGAATCTCATATTTTGAAAACTTTGTCAATAGACTTATCCACAGGGCTGTGGATAACTTCTAAACCCATACCGAACTGTAAAAGGTTTAACTAGGTTTTCAGAAATCCTAAAAACCCTATTATGCACATTTCGAAACCTTTGTAATATATTACTTTTGCATAACAGATATGCAAAAAACGCATGGCTAAGATCCTAGATTGACAAGTTGTCGCATGGCAGGTTGACGCGCGTCAAGTTGTCGCACCCCATTGGGGCGGGGGGTGGTCGATTAGATTGGGTAGGGGGGAGAAAGTTTACGCGCGCGCAACATATACATAAGCACCTCAAAAAATTTTTTCAAATTTTGACGTTTTTTTTTAGTTAGGGGAGAGGAACGCCTTTTGTGTGAAGTATGTGTGTGATATGTAGCGTTTGAGTCCTCTCCCACTATACAGGAGACGTATGATCTTTCGACCATACAAGCATATTATAGCGTACCTAGTCTTGTATTTCAATACCATTTGCGTTATAATATTTACATGGCTAAAGGCGATACACTAACTCCACAACAAGAGCAGTTTTGTCAAGAATTTATTAAAGACTTGTCGGCTGTTCCTGCAGCAATTCGTGCTGGATACGGCGAACAACATGCAAAGAAAAACGCATGGACTATGATTCGTAATCCATTAGTGGCAAAAAGAATATCAGAACTTAAAGCCGAACAGACAAAGCGTACTAAAATTGAAGCGGATGATATATTGCGCCGCCTAGTACGTATCGCTGAGAAGACTGAGCAGGAGGGCGATTATAACGCGGCTATCCGCTCCCTTGAATTATTAGGTAAACATCAAGCTATGTGGACTGATAAGAATGTAACTGAGATGAATGTGCAAAACGCATTCTCTACTGGCAACTCCGAGGAAGATATCGAACGCGATGTTGAACGTCTGAAAAAAATTGCTGCACCAAAATTAAAAATCGTAGGAGGTAAATAATGAATGTATCATTGGACGCTATGCAAAAAGAGTATGAAGAAAATCTAAAAAAGAATTTAGAGAAAAATGAAGCAATACAACCAAAAAATAGAAATAACATAAACACAGGTGGCAAAGTTGAAGGAGCTAATCTTAGAGAAACAACTGTAACTGAATCTGCAAAGAAAACATCTGATTTAAATAAAGCTGCTAAAAAGACAAAAGATAAACCTGATGCTATGAATAAATATGGCGATCAACTAAAAGCTTTATTATCTAACAAAGACAAACTTGTTGGCACTAAAGTTGAAGGCGATAGCAGAAACAAGTATCAAATTCAAATACAAAAGTTAAAAGAAAGAATGAAAGCCGATGGTTTAAAATTTAATTCTTTATTAAATGCTGTAAAAAAACAAGAACGTGAAGGCGAATTTGACAGAGGAGCCGAGGGTAAAGCTAAAAACAAACTACGTAAAAAAATGATGTCAGAAAAAATCGGTGGAAGCAGAGGGAGATAATGTCAAACTTTACAACCAACGATAAGATAGATAATCCTATTAATAAAATTAAAAGCATGGCTTTAAATAAAGTTGACAAAGTTGCATCTAATATACCAGGTTATACTAAAGTAAAAAACATAACTAACAAAATAAAAGATGCTGGTTTTTCAGCAGATGTAAATAAAGACAAAATAACTATAAGTTATAAGAAAAAGTTTTAATGGCAACAATAAACGTAACAGGAGACGTCAACATGGTATTGCATCCAAACTTAGATATATACGATCCAGAAAATCCACCACAAGACGCCTTTACGCAACTTGTGTTATGGGGAGATGAAGTATATGTCCTTAACGACTGAAGATAGAAACGCCGCTACAAGAGTAGCAATACAACAGGCAAGAGATGATTTATTAGCATTTGTCATGCTAATGAATCCATCTTTTAGTGTTGGGCCGCATCACAGATTACTTTGTGATCAACTAATGAAGATTGCAAGTGGTGAGTCAGATAGACTCATGGTATTTGTTGCCCCTCGTTCTAGTAAATCTTTAATTACATCTACATACTTTCCTGCATGGGCACTGGGTAAGAATCCATATTGGCAAGAGATAGCTGTATCACATAGTGATGATCTAGCAACAAGGTTCGGCCGTGCCATACGTGATATTATAAATACCCCACAATACAAATCTATCTTTCCACAAATAAATATTCGTAAAGATAATCGTTCTGCAAACAGCTGGAGTCTGCAACATAAAGGAAAAGATGCAGGATCTTTCTTAGCAGCTGGTTCAGGATCTGGTATTGCAGGTTTTGGTGCACACTTAGCTATCATAGATGACCCAATATCAGAGCAAGATGCGTTTTCAAAAGCTAGAAGAGAGGCTCTAAACGAGTGGTACGCTTCTGGTTTACGTACAAGGCTTATGCCTGGTGGTAAAGTTGTCATAGTTATGACAAGATGGCACGAAAGAGACTTGGCTGGACACTTATTATCGCTAGAAGATAGCTCTCCTATGTCAGATTCTTGGGAAGTTGTGCGTATTCCTGCACTAAATACTACAGAATCGCTAGAAAAACTAGAAGATGCCAGGGAAAAACTAGTAGAACAGGGCTATTTATCAGAAAATTACACAGAATTGCAGTTAGGTGAGTCATTTTGGCCAGAATCTGACGCAAAAGACGGGTTTCACTGGTCAACAGAGGAGATAATCCGTACAAAAAACAATACACCACCATTTAAATTTGATGCATTGTACAGTCAGGCGCCATCTGCAGAAGAAGGTAACATAATTAAACTAGATTGGTGGCAAAACTGGGAAAGTCCAGACCCACCTCAGTGCGAATATATAATACAATCTTGGGATACAGCTTTTTCTACACGTAATACTGCAGATTATTCTGCTGTTACCACATGGGGTGTGTTTACCAAAGGATTAGATGTTCCAAATTTAATACTGTTAGGAGCAGAAAAAGGAAGATGGGATTATCCGACACTTAGAGAGAAAGCAGTTAAAAAGTTTAAACAACATGAACCTGATTCTATACTGATAGAGAAGAAAGCTTCAGGACAATCTTTAATACAAGACTTACGTTTAACAGGTTTACCAATATTTGAGTATCAACCTGACAAAGATAAAGTTGCTAGAGCATATTCGATCACAGGTTTGTTTCACAATCGCCGCATATTTGCCCCCTTTCGAAAAGATTGGGCTATGGAAGTTATAGATGAGACTAGAGCTTTCCCCGCAGGGATGCATGATGATTATGTAGACACAGTTACGCAGGCATTGATATGGATGCGTAATGGTGGATATGTAAATAATAGTAAAGATACTTGGCTTGACAAACGAGAACAAGAGATTTATAATAGAGAAACTAGAGCATACTATTAAAGGGGATACATGGCTATAGAAAAAAGAATAGAATTACCAGAAGATACATCGTTATCTGCAAATCTGCCAGATGATGACGTAACTGTAATGCCTGATGGCGGAGCAGAAATCACATTAGAAAATCAAAAAGAATTAGAAGAACTTGAAGCTATGGGTATGTTGGAACAAGATGTTCCATCTCCGTTTGGGCCGCATGATGCAAATTTAGCTGAGATGATGCCTGATGAAGATATAGATACTGTATCTAAAGAATTAATGGATGGCTTTGAAAAAGATAAAGAGTCAAGACAAGAGTATGATGAGATAGCAGAAGACGGTGTAAATCTTTTAGGTTTGCAATATGAAGAGGGGGCAGGTGCTTTCCCTGGAGCTTCTGGAGTTACACACCCTGTACTTGCACAAGCTGTCGTAAAGTTTCAAGCAAAAGCATATAAAGAATTATTTCCAACTGAAGGTCCTGTTAGAACTAGGATTATGGGTGTTAATACACAAGCTAAAACAGAGCAAGCCAATCGTGTAAGACAATTTTTAAATTGGCAAACACAATTACAAATGCCAGAGTATGGACCTGAGTTAGATAAAATGTTATTTAATGTTGCATTATATGGAACAGCATTTAAGAAAACATATTGGAATCCTACATTACAAAGACCAGTTACAGAGTTTATTAAAGCTCAAGATTTTTTTATTGACTATTACGCATCTGATTTAGAAACTGCAGAAAGATATACACATAAGTATTTATTATCTAAAAATGAAATTAAGAAGATGCAACTTGCAGGAATATTCAAAGATGAAGAAGTTGATCCTGATTACAATATAGAACAAACAGCAGCACAAGAAGTAGAAGACGAAGTTGTTGGTGTGTCTAAACCAGGAAACAACGATGACTATATAGAAATTTTAGAAGTACATACTAATATAGATTTACCAGGATATGAAGATCCAAATGGTATAAAACTACCTTACATTGTACATATGACACAAGATGGAGTAGTTCTTTCTATCAGA